AATATCAAAGTTAATATGAGTAATATCCCAACCATTACCTTTTTTCTTAGCAGTTAACCATCTACCATTAAGTGAATCCATTGCTACTTGGTTTAAATCTGTTTTAGGAAACTTTTTACTCTTTGTAGATCCTGGAATAAAATATAAAATAGCAAGATCATCATATAACTCATCATCACCAAATGGCATGATTTTTAAATATTTGTCTACATCTTTTTCAGTAGTACCAAAGAATGGCTTAGATACTAGGTCCATTAATTTTTGAAGCTTAGTTTTAGTATCTGGTATATCCCATGTACCTTCTTTAACGGTTCCTTCATCAACTGATTCTGGTAATGACTTTAAAAATTTCATTATACTTTTATTATCACCAAAAACACTTAACTCCATTCCTGTTGAAGTTTTTTTAGAAAACGGATTAAGTTTTGCTTTTTTAGCCAGCATTAACGCATTTTTATAGGACTTATCATCCATATCAACTAATTTAAAGCTACCATCAGTCGATTCATTAACTGATTCATTCGCTTGTCTTAAAGCATCTTTAACCATAGGATCATTTGCTAATCCTTTTTTCATTGCTTCAATCTTCTTATATGCTCCAGTCATATTACCACTCATATCAAGAGCAATTTTAACTGCAGCTGCAACAAGAGATGAAGGGAATTTACTTCTATATTTTTCTCTTAGTTCTTTAAATTTCATTTTTTATCCTCTTACTTTGGCTGCAAGATCTTTATCGGCCTTACCCCATGTTCCTTTTGATTTTGTTACGAATGAATTGACTCTTGCCAATCCCCATTGAACAGCAGTTGTTCCTGGTCTATGACCTGTTTTCCAAGCTGCTACTCCCCTATTAAAAACTTGTCTTAATATACTTAATGGCATACCTGATTTATCAGCTTTCTTTTTTAAAGCTGCATCTGACTTACCTTCAGTAATTATAAAATCTTCAAATGTTAAATGTTCTGCCCACTCACCATACATTTGTTTAAATTTCTTTGTATGTTGTGATGGTTTTGTTTTAGCTCTTGCGTCTCCAGGAGCTGGCTTTGTTGATTTCTTTTTAAAATGAGCATCTCTTTTTTGTTTTGTTGACTTAGCAAGACCTGTAAAATACTTAGCAGGTTGTGATCCTTTACGATCTCCAATATCTGCATCTTCTCTTTCTTTTACTAATTTTGAAAAAGGTGTATTTTTAAGTAAATATTTTGTATATTCATCAGTACCTATTTCATTATACTCAGCCAATTCTATAGCATCAAGCCAATATCTTTTTTTACCAAGTTCAGATTCTACGATAACATAGTTAGTACCACAAACAATAATCTGTCCAATTGTTGATGATTCTTTTATATTAACAAGATCGCCTTCTTGAAAAAGATTACCTCCAACATATTCTTCTCTTGTTTGTGAAACGACTGGAAGATCAACATGTTGTCTAAAAGTATTTTCTAATTTTAATCCCATACCTTTACGTACAGCATTAAAAAGATCTGTTGGATGAAACCTAGCTGGAACTCCTTTCGCAAATCCAGCTAGATCATTTTGTTGAGCGGACATACGCATTTTTGAAGCAGACATACCAGTTGCACCTTCGGCATCTGGATCTCTATCTCCTGCGCTTACTACATTAATTGCACCTTCGAAATTATAAAAACCATGTTTAGCTTGTTGACCATTATATTTGTTAAGTAGAATATCAAATTCTCTTACTCTGTCTGATCCTGCTACCATAGTAACCTTAGTGAACCCTTGGTCGTAAAGTTTTACTGCAATATCCAGTACTGTACGAACGTCACTATCGGCCATAATATTCCGTGCATGCTTAGGAAACATTTTACGAAGAAATTTAATTTTGTCTTTTGGTTGAAGAGGATTCTTCTTTGCATCTACAGATTTGGATGCGTATATGCGATATGAACCACCACGTGATTGTTTTTTTAGTGCATCAAATAATTTTTCATGACCAATCGTTGGCGGATTGAATCGCCCAAAAACGAATGAGATCTCTTTTGTGTTTTCAGTTAAATAATCACTGAATGATTTTATCGACATTTATATCCTCGGTTCCCATTTAGCCTGGATTGTCCCAGCCTTTTATAATATCTTTGCTAAAATTATTAGTTGAAAATTCTAATCTATCAACTAACTTAACAGCTCCACCTTCCATACGATCTATAGCAACAAAACCTTCTGGGTTGGTTACTCTAAATCCGGACGTTGTTTTTACAAACGTACCAATTTTACTTAGTTTGTTTAGTTTATTTATAATAATTAATTTGCTGTCTACAATTAAATTTTGTAAATCAAACACATTTGTTAAGTTTTTTAAGTTCTTTTTATCAAAAAACTTTAAAAGTTCATCTCTTTTTTGTATTTGAATATCTTTTCCTTTTTGAGATGATCGTTTATCTATTTGTTTTGCATAACGATCTTTCACAAACATAATTAAACCTGTTGCATGTTTCTTTGTATTGGTAATCCTTTGGCCTTCTCTTACCATACGATTATTATATACATTAATGATTAGGTTTAATTCTTTATTAGATTCTATTTCTTTTAATGTAGAAGCTGATATCTTTTTAAATATCTTACCAGCATCTGAAAGTTTCTTTGATACTGCTAAACTATCGTCTCTTGTCAAAGTTGCTGTACCACTTAAGTCTTTTAACGTAGCATCTACTTGCCATACATTCGGAGATGATTTAAGCTTTGATGTAATATCTTTACCAAATTCAGCTCTCATTGTTTCAAATGTTCCACCACTATATGATGTATGCCATACAATACCAACCTTTGCTTTTGCTATTTGTTTTGCTAAGGGCGTACCTGCAGGTATAGCATAAAGGATAGTATTAGGATGGAAAGTAATATGTTTAACTCCATCAATTGTCTCCGTTTTTAAATCACTTGAATCAAACATAAAGTCGCCTTGTATTACATCTTTGATGCCAAGACCTTTTAAGTTATCAAAAGCTAATTTAAGTTTTTTATTAAGATCACCTGAGGTATCAGCATCTATATCTGCATGATTCTTATATACTTTAGGATCAGCATTAAAGATACCTTTTTTTGCTACAAAGAATTGTCCATCTCTTGGATCTTCTCCAGCGAATAAGGCGGGAGCTCCGTCCCACTTGACAGTAACATCTATAGGTGCTTTGGTGTTACCGCTCAACATATCCCTCAGTGATCTTAGCGCTAGGATAGCTTGGCGAGCTCCCTTAACTCCACCGTCTAAAACAAGATCCTCAATATGAGTCATATGAGTATTCTTGCCAGCGGCCTCTGTTAAGTAATTAGTTAATGATATCATGTATAAACCTTTACGTATGCACTGGAATCTTCTGCTTTAGATCCAGCATAATTTACAATTTTAGTTATCCATCTATTTGCTTTAGGTCCAGTATTTATTGAAACATAATAACATACATATAGACAACCAAGCTTAGATGAAATCCAGTTTGTATCTTTACTCAGTAGATTTTTTTCAAAATCGTCATAAGCATCATTTTTATAAAAATGCTTATATAAAGTCCAAAATATACCAATTCCCTTTTTGTCTTTTTTCGTTGCTATTTTTTTAGCAATTGCATAGATACCTGATTTATGATTTGGTAATTTTTTTCTAAATACTTGCTGTGTGGCATCTTGCATTACACCCCAACTTGCTCCACCACCTCTTGCAGTTTTAAGAACAATTTCAGCTTTTACATTTGAACCTGGTGAGTTATCTTTAAGCGCCATTTTTCCATCATCATAAAATACTGTTGCTCCTTTATTTGACCAGAAGTCTCCTCTTTTTTCTCCTTGAAAAAGTATTTTAGTAAGCTTATGATCATCTGTATCAGGCGGTAATTTAACATTATATTCAGTAATTTTTGCTGTTTTCTTTACAAGCTTTAATGATATACCCATTAATGTTCTATTTGCAAAAGCTTCTAAGAGAGATTCATTTAATGATTTGATACTATCAACTTTTAAAACTTTCATATTAAAACTTTTA